TGCAATTGCAATGTTCGTTGCAACGAAGGAAGGATAGAAGAACATGTTTACTGTCGTTGGAATCTGGTTGATTGGAAGAACGTCGAAGCCGGAGAAAGGAACGGATGCGATGCCCTTCTGGTACTTGATTAATTGTGTTATCTACATATCTCTATGTAGTTCGGACTATTACATACTCTTTCGAGTTCGATTCGTTTAGTCTCTGAACCTGCGAACATTAATTATTATAGTCTTTTTAAGATTTTCATTTGTTTTAGCATTTCCTCTCTTAAAGCCATTTCTTCTTTAGAGTGTGGTTGAGTGGCGCATTTTCTTTTCGCACCAATTATCCTTTCCTCATAGAACTTTATAGCTAATTGAGCTTGTGGTTTTTTATACTTTAGATAAGGTTCGAGAAGTTTAATAAACTCATAGGCTTTGTTGTTAGTAACAATCCAAGTCTGGTCTCTCTTTTTGTAGACGTTACCACCAAAGTTTTCTTTTACCCAGTCAAGTGTTGAACCATATTTCTGTCCAATTTGTGCTTGTAAGAAATAAGATGGATTCCACTTACTGATATCTTTTGAGTATTTAAGAATACTGATGCAACCCTCACCGTCAAAAAACCCTGCTAAATACGATAAGTTTAAGTCATTCATAACTCTATCTTACCGTTTCCTATAATAATTGTCAATGTGCTTGGTCGGCGTTATCCGTTTGTACTAGACCTTACGGTTGTCGTCTCTTGGGAACTTCGCCGTATATTAGATTCGATTTTATTTCCCCATCAAGATTGTCTTTACCGGGCACACAGAGCATTTGTTAGTTTAGGGAATAGCATCTGTGAACCTTTCCACCGTTTTACTTTTGACAGAATCTTACCGAAAAAAAGGTTATCTCGGAGAACCTGGTCTTGCCACTCGGGGGCAAGATACTGGTTTGTCGTTGTCTGTATAAGGTTATTTGGTCCGATAAATTTAAGTCTAGTACGTTATGGTGCTTGTGGATTTCAGAGTGTTACATTTACGACATAATGGTTGTATGTTTTCAATGTTGTCTGTACCACCCTTTGAAATGGGTATAATGTGGTCACGCGTTAATGTTATTTCTGGTTCTGACTTAGAGCATGATGGACAAGACCAGTTGAATTGAGCTTTTACGGTTTCCCATTCTCCAAGAGAATGAAATCCTCCGTTTATCTTAATCCTCCACCGTCTAACTCTTTTTCTTCTAGCGCTTGTTGACTCATTTTCAATAAAGATTTCAGGGGGAAGTTGAGAATCATAGCTTTTTATCTTTATATCGCTAAGTTTTCTTCTTACTTCCAAAGTCCTTTTTTTGCCTGTATTAGCAATCTTAATCTTGAGTCTAGTTTCTGGGCTTACTATATGTCCTTTTTTCTGCCCAGCTCCTTTATTTCGTGCCTTAATCATAACCACATTATACCAATTTCAAAGTACACTTTCAATACTAAATGTTAACGTTAATAATGTTAGCTGTTAATGTGTTGCAGATAGTCTATGTAATCCCTGCCGCTTCTAAACTTTGGCTGTTGCGGCGCACCTGTATTGCCAGATGAGGTCATGCTCCTATCTGCGAGAGCTTTCTGACGCTGGGTGTTTTCGTTCGGTTGCTTCTTGTTGATTTGCTGATATATCTCAAATGAGGACACGAAATCGGGGAAATCGTTGGTTGTCAATTTCTCAAGAAAGTCTATGTACCCGTTGCGGAGTTTCAGAGATTCTTTCGTATCGCCTGACAAGTCCACGTCAAACTCCTGTTCAACGGCGGATATGCCCTGGTCAATGGTCTGGGAATCTTTGGCTTCCTCTTGGGCTACTTCGTCCCTCTCTTTTTGGATTTCACCTATGGCACGGGAGTAAGCCCGTTCCTCCACTTCCTTGAGTTTCTTCTCCATGAAAGCTTTGGCGAACTTGCCCTCTGGTGTGTCTCCGTAGAACTTGACTTCATCGGGGTCGGTAGAAGACGAGGCACGATTTCCAAGTTCCATGATAGCGGCGGCTCTTTCTTCAGCCTTAATTCTCGCCTCACGGTCTTCCTGGGCTTTGGCTCTGACTTCCTCCATCTCCCTGACGAATCTACGTTCTCTGCGGTTTCGGGGCGAATCGTCGTCCTCCACCTTTTCAGGCTTTGGTTCCGTCTTCACCTCTCCTCCGAGAATATCGTCGTTGTCGCTTATCTTAATGTCGTCTGACTTCAGATTTTGCAGGAAGTCTACTTCTGCATTGTTTGTTTTGTCCATAGTTTTGCTATTTTGCAATAGGCTTAGTTCAAGCTTTTTGTTATGGATTCCTGGAAAGCTTTACAACCGTTAATAATGCTCATAAAAAATACGGACACGCATTTTTCAATGTGTGCCCGTAAGGGATAATCTTTATGAGGTTTGTCTACAATACTACCACTAATCAAAACCGTGTCAACTACTCCCGTCCGCCTTTCTTCTTCTTTTCCAATGCTTCCTTCTTGGACTTCTTTACTTTCTTTTCATAGGCTTCGGCTTTCTTTTCACCACCAAGCTCTGACAACTCGTGCTTAGCTTCATGTTTGAGCTTTTCATTGCCTGACTTTTTGATGTCTTTGAATAAGTCCATAGCTATTTCTTTTTATCTGATAATGCTTTCTTTTTCCCTTCTACGCCTTTGATAGTGCCTTTGTTTTTGCTTGCATAGAATACAGACTCGCCCTTTTTTTTTCCATACTCCTTTTCCATTGCGTGTTCAATCTCCTTTCCTTTGTGTGTGAGTGGCATGTTATTGATTTCGATACTTACCTATTCCTAATTGTTTGTGCATTGCGTCCATGTGGTCTTCATGAGAGCTATAGACTTTCTCTCCAGTAGACATTTTCTTTAACTTCTTTTTCTGTAAAGCGGTTAGTTTATTATTCTTCGCAATACTTGTATATGCAGTTTTTGTTGGTTCCATGTTTGTTATTGATTAACTTCTTTATCTTTTAAGTTCTCTTGCTTCTATTCTCATGCTTGATATTTTTTCTTAGCTTTTAATGCATCCAGTTTAGCAACATTTTCTGGATTCTTTTTGCTGTTGCGGATATAGGCCAACTTCTCTTCAAGAGTTCCCGTTTTAGCCTTGAAACCCTTTAACATGGGGTGGTTATAAGGATTATTTAACTTGTGTGACATATTGTTTTTGTTTATTATAACACTAATAATTTATTTTGGTAAAGGGACACTTGCTAAACTTGGATTGGCTGGTACGCCACCCGTGCTACCTGGCGGTTGCGGTGGCATGGGCGGTGCTCCTCCTCCACCCTGTGGCTGTGGTGCTCCGCCTTGAGCGGCCATCTGTGCCTGTTGCTGTTGCATAACTACCTGTTGAGCGGCCTGGAACTCTTCCGGAAAATTAAGCTGAAAATAAACCTGGGGCTGTAGCTTGTAAAGCATATATTGTCCCGCTGTTTCCTTTGGATTGGGAAAGTTAATTCTGGTGAAAAACGTCTGTGGGTCGAGTAGTCCGCCTTGCATGAGTTCCATAGCCTGATTCATCTCGGTTATTTCATCGTGAGGCTTCATGCTGTCAGGCGAGACCGAAACGATGAGTCGTGCAGTAAGGTTTTGTGAGGATAGTTGGATATACTCGGTTGCCTTTAATTGACCAATGACGGAAGCGAAATGCTGTTCATCATAGTAGACATAGTAGAGCTGTACCCACCAGTTGAATACCGTGCGGGCAATCATTTCCAGTTTGTCTCCAATGCCGCCGCCGATGCGGGAGTTGTCGTACTGCTGATTGAGTATCATTCCTCGAGCCGTCGTGTTGTCAGTCGGCTCTTGTGCGGTTATTCCCTGTACGCCGAAGATTGAGCGTAGATTGTCCTTGTTTGTTTCAAGCTCCTTAAAGAAACTATCGGGCACTGTTGGCGGCGGGAAGTCCATGATGGCTTCTTGTATCGGTCTACCAGCAGGGACAAGAATAGGGTGTCCTTTAGTCCAGCCCGTGGCCGCTTGTTTGGCCGTCTGTTGATTGAAGTTTTCTCCCGAAAATACGGTTGAGTTGTTTGCCCGTGAAAGGTTGAAGTCCAGCTGTTCCGTGCGTCGGGTGATCAGACGCTGGTTGGGTATGTTCTGTTCGATAAGGCCGGTAACGTCATGTGGCTGTGTCTGAAGATTGAAGACCGATAGGAACGTGTACGGCTTGATGGGATGGGCAAAATGGTTCTTGCCCTGTATCTCCTCGATGGCCTGTTTCGTTATAGCTCCTGTGGCCTCGTCTTTTTCCTCCTCCTGTCCGTCCTGTGAGTAATTGAAATGGGGGTTCTTGTGCTTATCAAGTATCGTGTCTTTCAACGTGTAAAAAGTGTATTCGTCAGTCCACCATTCCGTGTAAGTTACTTCAGTACCGAGTTTGCCGTCCACGATGAGGATAATGACATCTTTCTTTTTAGGAAACATCTCAATCAACTTCTCCGCCTTGACGGTAATCTTTTCTCCCATCCATGAGGTAAAGTCTCCATACACGTCTACATAACCCTCTGGGTCAAAGACAAAGTTCTTGGCGTCCCTGATTTCAGTCTTAATCTCTTGTAAGTCGTTATTCCAGCCGTGTTTCAATACTCCGAGAAAGTCCAATGCCCACTTGCGGGTCATCAATGACAGTTTAGACCGCAGAGCCAGTTGGTCTGCATGGTACTGCAACATGGTCTTTACATTATCCGCTATCTCATTGCCCATAGGAGAGTTATCAGACCACACTACAGGTTCGGGGTTCTTTGAGAGGGCGGCCGGTAGGAATGTCTCCATTGCCTCAAAAATGAGGTTAGCGGTGATTGCGGAGCTGTCGTCTACTCCTGCGGGGTTGCCCAGTTTCTGTTGGCCTAGATAAAAGGCTTTATTGGCCTCTTGGCGCAGTTTAATCTTCGGCTCGTAGTCGGAGTATTTCAGTTCCCACTTCTTGGCCAAACGAAATAGCTCATCATCAGACATATCAAGTGAGAGTATGTCTATCTTCTCACCTTCCACGCCTTCACCATCAAGATTTGCACCTTGACCTTTGACTTTGTTGATGCCACTCTCGATGAGATTTCTCACACCAGATATGGACAACGCAAATGGGTCGCTCTTTGAATCTACAGACATGGTTTATTTTTTAGCTTTAGCTAACGCTTCTTTTTTTGACATTTGATGTCGCCTTATTGATTTTACTGATGGTGTTATTGAATCTTCGGTGACTTTCTTGGATAAACCAAAACGACTTAAATCTGCTTTATATTTTCCAGTTTTTTTGCTGTAATATAACGGGTCTGCTCTATTTGTGTTTATTTTTTCTAATGCCATTTTATTTATTAAATTATGAGCTTAAAGCTCTGGTGTTAAGGTTAATTCCGTACGTTCCCTCTTTGGCATGGGGTTTGTTGTCCATACGTTTGGGGTTGGAATCTTCCGCTATCTTTTTAATTGTTAATGCTTTTCTTTTGGTTTGTTTTGATACCATAAAAATAGGCACACTTGCGTATGCCCGTAAGGGTTAGTCTTATATTAAGTTATCCAAATACTACCACTTTCAATCTGTCAACGCAACTGCTTGTGGATAGTATAATTCACCGCTGATAAGTTACCGTCCCTGTCTTTGTTTATTTCCACCCTGCAATTCTTCATGCTATAGAAATCAATCCTGTCCAGTTCTATGACCACATTGTAATACTTCATCATGCGAACGTATTGCTCTTGTTCCATGATAGTCATATAGATTGCTGTTGTTGGTTCAGTCATATTAAAACCATTTTTTATTATACTCATTCAAAGCGTCCCACTCCTTCATCGTTTCATTGCCCATCGTTCCCACAGGGATACTGTCGAGCAAACTGTCGCCGACTACTTGTGCCATCTGCTCTTGAAACTTCTCCAAACCTACGCGAGCATATATGGTTGCATGTACCCAATGGTCTGCTCCATTACGTTCCCACTTAAAACCTTTCTCACGATTGACGAGACCGCTATCATCATACTCCCACTCACGGTAGATGTTAAGCCAATGAGTTATGTAGTCGTGCCAGTCCGATTCAGTTCCGTTGAACGTGTGTCGCTTCTCCGTCATCTCGTCAATGAATTGTTGGATGGCCTTATTGCGATTGACTGACACCTCGCCATACTTGTCTCCTGTTCCCCATTCTACCACTTCTCCCGTGTTCTTGAGTATACGATAAAAGCACATGAATACTCTACCTGGATATTTCTGTCGTAATAGTCTGATAGGCGTAAGGTCGCCATTGGCGTCTGAAACGATGATTGATGATGGCCAACGGGCTAATAGGCCTTCCAGTTCTTTAGCAGGGTCTCTGCCTGTACTTGGGTCTGATAATTTTCCATAATAGAAATATCCTTTTTTGTTTGCCACTACGAAATGGTATGGAACACCCGTATCGACACCAATAATGGGTCTGTCCGCTTGGTCATTTGTTTTCGATTGGAGACACTGGATGATTGTTTGTGCTGACACTTTATTACCAGAACCGATATAAGGTAATCCTGCAACGAAATTGGCGAAGTATTCTGCCGTCTTGTTTTGTTTAAGTGCTTTGATGTCTTTGGCTGACTTCTGTGGGTTAATCCAAAGTGGTATCCAGTATCCTGACCATTCGCCTTTCGATGTTGCAATCCACTCGCCTGTCCTCCGTTCTTCGTCAGTGATTTCTTTCTTGCATTTCGGACACTCAAAGATTTCTTTTTCATAATTGATTGTTGATTCGTCCAATAATACTACTTCTTTGCAGGAATGCGTAACGTGCCATTTCTTCTGGTCTGATATTCTCCAGTATTTGTCTACACCGAAGTCTGGTGATGTTGGGTTGGAGAACACCCATTTGTAACCAAACTTGGAATGTTGTAATCGACTATCATACGTTTCCAATATATTCTGTGGTGCTTTGTCGTATTCGTCAGCAACGAGCATGTCCAGTGAGAGCATGATAGCACTGCGTTCCGTCTGCGCTCCAAGGTAATGGATAAAGGATTCACCTACCTGTTTCTGGGTCACGCTATCCTTGTCTTTCATCCAATCGAGAAGCACAGGATTCTGTGTAGCCATCGGATTGACCTTTGAACCAACAAACTTCTGCACCATCTCGACAGTCGGAAGTATGTAGCCCACATTAAGTTTTCTGTTCTTCGCCATCCACAACGTCTTGAGAATGGCCATCTGCGAGAAGCCTATCTGTCCCGCTTTGATACTGCAAAGATACTTTGAGTTATCACGGTAAATGTCGTACAGGTAACGGTGGGTGTGAAACTCCAATGGTTCACCCGTTTCAGTCCTTATTCCGTTATTGACGATGAAGGCAATGATTGAGATTTGTTCGAGGAGCATATCATAGTTTCTTCTTTAACTTTTCTTCATATTCTTTTGCTAAGGCTAGTGATTCAGGACTGACTACGTTTACTACGGTTTTATTTTCGGTTTTCTCTGGGGCGTATGTTCCCTTCAGTTTATATGCACTATCAAGATATTTATGACGCACTGCGTAATCAGGTTCTTCGCTAACTTCTTCTATTTCCCCACTTTCATTATTGTTCTTAAATACCTTTTTACTTGCTTGTAGGCCTTCATTATGAACTTCAACTAATAGTATATCTGGTATTTGTTCAGCTATTGACTTTATAGCTTTCTGTATCTTAGCTTTTCTTAACCCCTTACTAGCTATAACTGCGGCAGAATTATCGTCTTTTACATCATAGTTATTACTAGCCGCAAGAG